CGCCAGAAAAATAGAAGAATTTACTTATATCTCGACTACGCCGATTTCAGGGCGACGGTACATTGGTCGGCCATTGACTTTGCCCCAGGGATCCATCTGTTTGCCCTCGTTCCTTTCTTTCGGCCAAAGATAGGAATTATCCTGCCAGCAAAGTTCTTTATCAATATTAGCGTCGAGCTTGCCAACAGTATCTTTAGAGCCGCCCCACCAATGCCAAGCCCAGCTCTTAGTTGTGCCGACGAGCCTGCCTCCCTCACGATAAACTCTAGCGTCATAGTCATAATCTTCTCCCCCTCCTGGGTAAAATCGTTCATCAAATAAGCCAAATCGTTCAAAACATTCTCTCTTAAAACAGGTCAGCCACATCGCCACCGCATCACAGACCCCTTCTTTTTTCAGGGGGAAAGACGCAGGAAGGACAGGTTCCTGCGACTTCAGTTCCCCCACATCTTGCCAATCTTTAAAATCACCGGCCAAAAGGTAGTCGTAGTCCTCTTGGGTATATTCTTTCTTATGCTTTAAGATGTCGACATATTCTCCGTGGGGTCGGCCATAACCCCATAAAGGTATGCGCGGACTCTCTGGGTTGACCGCCATGATCTTGTCTTCCATCGCAAAAGTATCTAGCACTCCCTGCCACCACGCCTTATTGATAAATTCAATGTCGTCATTGGCACAAACAATATACTTACTTCCCCAATGGAGGGCGTGAAGAATCCCTTCATTGTGCGACTTGGCGAACCCTAAATTTCTGTGAGGAGTCAGCCAAAGGTGGACTTTTTCTGGTATTCGGCCGATCCAGCCTGACTTAGTTTGGTCAACGACAATGACTTTATTGTTAGTCATGTCGGTATATTTATACAGGGTTTCAATCGCCCTGCCCAAGAAATCATTTCTTACGGGGTTGAAAATGAAGGTCGATTGGATGTCCATGGTGGTAAAACCTCCCTTAGATTGCGCTTATTGCCGACACCAGGCTGGATATGATTGGCTGCCCAGCAGTATTGCTCAAGCGTCGGTTCTAGGCCGCAGAAATAAATAAGCTCATTTAAGAATTTCTCTTTATCTAAAATTGCCTTTTCATAGGATGTCTTCATTACCGGCAGGCCTTGCTCTCTTAGGGCGATAACCCGATTGGCGTTGAAAATCATCCGCTCTGATTTGTGGATGACCATTGGCATTTCTCCGCTTGCGTTCATGGCGTGGGACTTGATCGTTGCCCCATACGGACAGCGGAACATGATAATGAAGTGGGGATTGGGGCAAAGCTCAAGAATGTTGGCATGGGCAAAGTCGATTTCGGGTACTTTAAATCCCCAAACTTTGTGTTTTTCATTGCGGGCCTTAACCACTGGCTCAAAGTCCTTCCTGATCTGGAAGTTTTTGTAAACATCAGAATCTTCCAAAGCAGTTGGCCGGAACCACTCGCCGACCATCGGCACGCCAAGGATCTGTAAAACCCCAGCGACCATTGTTGTCCCGCTATGGATGACTCCGCTAACAATGATTGTCTTTCTCATTCTACTACCTCCGAAACGAAATGAAAGTTAGTGCTTTGATCCCAGGGCAACTTATGGACTTGGAATAACTGCCTGATCCCGTTCTGATAGGTAGGGTTGTCGTTCGGTAAATCCCAAGTATGTCCGTGGAAACACCAGGGATGGGCAAGAGTGTAAGACTTTAAACTAGTCGGGCGACGCTCCTCATTGTAAGTATGGTCGGCTACCCAGTAATCACGCTCGACTAGCACTCGATAGGTTGCTTCGCTAATTTGCCAGCCAGGGGCTTTGAACCCTCGCCTGACAAGGGGGTCACGGTCAAAGGCCCGCAGCGATTCCCACCCATCTAAGACCTCCCTGGTTTTATCTTCGTCCCACTCTTTCGCCTCAATCGGGGTATCATGTGTCCAGCCATGACAGGCTAGCTGGATCCAACTAGAATGTGGCCTGACCAGCTCGATAAACCGCCTCATCTCTTTAAAGGGAGAGTCGGCGTGGTTGGGAACGGTGAAAAGAGTTACTTTCATCTTCGGATAGAGTGTCTTTAAGTAGAACAGCTCTGACAGGGCATTGCGGTCATGCTGGAAGTAGAAATCATCCAGGTCGAACACGCAATTACTTAGGTAGTCCGCCTTTGTTCCGAACGGGACGCTCATCTAATACCCCCCTTTCCACAATTACTTTCTTAATAATGTCGATTGCCTGTTTTGCGGTCAGCCTTGGGTCTGCTTCCCGCGCCGCCCTTACCTTTTCAAACGATTCGACGATTACTTCCTTACTCATACCTGTCCATTAAGAACCGGCAGACCTTGTTGCGGTTCTCGTAATGTATTCCCTCTCTTGATTGTCCAACGCCACCATCAAAAAGCTCGCCCAGGTTGCTGTCGCCCTCCACGGGAATAACAATGTTTTTCTTATTGTTGAGATACTTGTTTCCCAGGCAGAGGTAGACGTCGTCAAGTGAGACCCGTGGTAGTTCTGGATACATGGCCTGGAGCCTGAGCCCAGCGGTGATCAACTTGGTCGGGACAAAGTAGGTTCGGATAATGATGTCAACTTCGCCAGGCACTTTGAATTGGCCGCGGTTGATACACTCGTCGTCAGCATAGGGGTTGGGAGTATTGCCCAAAATGCTTCCCTCTAAGCCGAGGATTTTGTTTTCGCTGGCATAGTCCATGAAGTTTTCTAAGGTTCTTGGCTTAACAACAAGGTCGTCATCAATAAAGAAGCAGTACTTGGTATCAAAATAACTTCCAAGGGCGAAGCGGATCTTGGGCAGGAAGGAAGTGGTTGAGGTGACAATCGTTGCCCTGTCATCTTGGTACTTGATCTCAGGGTTATCAATAAAGATAACAATTTGGCTGGGTTTGACTGAACCAGCTAGCAGTTGGTCGACAATTATACTTAAATTCTTTTCTCGTTCTTTGTAATGGGCAAGAATAATAGCCGTGATCATTACCAGCCTCCTCTGATGACGTTACAGATATGCCTGATGTCTTCTGTGCTGATGTGGTAGTGCATCGGCAAAAGCAAATACTTATCTTCGATTGCGTCCATGTTCGGGCAGTGGTCTACTTTCCCCCCAAAGATCGAGTAGCGGTCGCACCGATAATGGGTGGGGTCGGACTCAATGTGGTACTCGGCGAGTTTTCTTTTTAAATCATCTCTGCGCTCAACGATTACTGTCGCTAACCAATAAGAAGGGACGGCGTAGGGCTTTTCCTGGATCAGTTTAATCCCTGCAACCCCTTGCAGTCCTTCCCGATAGGCGTCAAACATTTCCTTGTAATGGGCGAGGGTTTGGTCAAGGACTTTCATCCCCTCAATTCCCATGGCGGCGGAGATATCGGTCATCTGGTACTTGTACCCCACTTCGGAGATGTCTTTCTTCCACCGGTCAGCGAATTTAGCCTTGCGGTCAATCCCGAACCAGCGGATCCGTTTGGCTTTTTCTTCTAGCGACGCGTCTTTAATCGTGAGCATTCCCCCGTCAGCGGTGGTTAAGATCTTCACTGCTTGAAAAGAGAAGGCAGCAAAGTCTGATGTTTGGCCGATCTTAACGCCATTATGGGTTGCCCCAATTGCTTGGGCAGCGTCTTCAATAATCGGCACGCCCCAGTGATCGGCAATGTCTTGGAGTCTTTCTAAGTCACAAGGAAAACCCCCATAATGGACACCGACAATCGCTGCGGTTCTATCACTCATCAGGCTGGCAACCGAATCAACATCAATATTCAAACTATCCGGCTCAATGTCGGCGAAGACAGCCTTTGCCCGTTGGTAGAGAAGGGGTGTCATTGTGGCTGAGCAGGAAAAGACAGGGCAGATTACTTCGTCGCCGTCATGTATCCCCGCCAAAATGTAAGCCAGGTGGAGAGCCGAAGTGCCTGAATTGACTGCGATCGCCCTGTGCTCACCCGAAATCTGTTTCTCAAAAAACCACTCGAATTCATCTACCTGCGGGCCTTGGCCGATCCACCGGCTGTCCAGGGTTTCTCTAGCCCTTTTCTTGGCCTCCTCTGGAATATACGGATAGAACAAGTTGTATTCTTTACTCATGGTACTCCCATTCTCCTTTAATGGCGGCCATCATTACGCAGTCGTAGTAACGGTCGTCTCTAAATAAAGCGTCTTTTTGGACTCCTTCAACCTGAAAGCCCAGCGCCAAGTCCATCTTAAAGGCAGAAATGTTGTCTGGAGTGACCAAGAACCATGCCCGATGGATGTCGCATTTTTCTAAAAGAAACATAGTGAAATTACCGAGACATTCCCGCCCGTAGCCCATGTTCCAATAAGGCGGGAAAATAATTTGAGTGGTGACTATTGATCGGTTATCATGATCCCATTGTGAGCCGGAAGATAAGCCTATAAAGTTTCCGGCGCGGTCTTCATCGGCCAAAACTATCCTGCTTCTATCACCAATGAGTCCAGCAAACCACTGCTCTTGCTGTTCTTCGCTGATCTCTTTTCCATAATTAAGCCACCTTCTCATCTTAGGCAAATTGCGGTATTCCCTAAGCTCATGGATGCGATCATGGGTTAGTGTTGCCAACCTGATTCTTTTGCCTTCCCAGAGGACTTCTCTTTGTGGTTGTTCTTGCTCTTTCATTTTGCTAACTCCAGTGCTTTCGTAAGAAATTCGTCCCACCCGCTGATTGTCCAGCTCCACTGCCAATGGAGGACGACCTCCTGAATTCCGCTTCTTCCCATTGCCTTCCTCTTTTCAGGGTGGTCACGCAAATAAATAACCGCCTCCCTTATTTTATCAGATAGTTTCTTGGGATTGTCGTATGCCCAATTGCGGAAATCGTTAATGTCCATTCCTTCGGGGAGTAGCTCTATCGCTACGCCTGCGTCTTTTAAATAGCCGCTAAGACCCCCTGGGGTACAGATTACTGGTGCGGCACAGGCTGCTGCCTCTAAGGTCGGGAAACTGACACTAAGGTCGCAGTCAGTCTCAAGAAGAACATCGATGCTATTGTAAATGTTCGGCATCCCTATCCAAGACTTATTCCCGCCCGCCAAACACTCGACAAACTTCTCTCCCCCGCAGTACTCCAGTTCTTTTTCCGGCAATGGTTGCTGGGAGTAGACTTTTACTTTGATGCCCTCCAGGCCGGCCAAGGGCAATACCAAATCCTTGAACAATTTTCTCGGACTATGGCACTTGCCGACAACCCCCACTATTAAATCACTATCCCCTTTAAAAAGATTATAGGGTCTGAATAAGTTGGTGTCGATTCCAAAGCGGGTTTTGACATAGGGCAGTTTCATTTCTTCTAAACGCTGGTCGGTGATCGGGTTAGTCGAGGCGTAACAAACCCCCTTAATCATTCCCACCTCACCTGGTTCGTACACAATCCCTGCCATCTTGTGATAGAACTTTTCGGGGTTCTCCATGTGGGTGTGGGTGGTTAGTAAGGGAACGAGCAAATCATAATCATTGGGGTTGCGGTGAAAGCCGTCATTGATCGTCTCCGACGCCATCGCCAAATCAAAATTATACTTATTTCCCAAGTAGCGGATGATGTACTCGATGTGGTTTTCGACATACCACGGGCATTGGGTTGGTGTGTGTCTGATAAAAAGGATCTTTTTCATGGTAGTTTTACCCTCGCCATCTCCCCGATAATCTCGGCTTTATCGCCGAAGGTTTCGTCAACCACCGGCTTAACCCCATCGGAGTTGGGGTCTAAATAATCATGGAACAGGATCGTCCCGCCCTTTTTAACCAGTGGCAGCCAGTTATCGACGTTCTTCTTGACATCATCATACCCGTGGAAGCCATCGATGAACAAGAGATTGACGAATGGTTCATGGAACAGCTTGGCAAACATATTAGCGTCTCCGTGGACAAAGAAGCCATTGATCCCTAAACCAACCATCTTTTCCTGCTGGAAGAAATCTCTCCTGCCGATGGAAACTTTCCCCTCAGTTTCAGTAAAGGCTTCGCCAGGATCGTTGATATCAATGCCTATTCTGATCACCCCTGGCTTGGCTAGTTTGAAGGCGGCGAATGACGACAGCCCTTCGTCCACGCCGATCTCGACAAAAACATCACCAGCTTTGAGCCTATCAATTTCTTCTTTTAATAACTCCATCTCGTTGATGCTGAATACTCCCTGGATGTATTTATCGGCATACTCAGCGATACTTTTCAATGAAACGATTGACATTGTTAAAATCCTCCCTTCTTTTCTTAATTGTTTTTATGTCCCAGTCCCACCATTTAATTTTTAAAAGAGACTCTATCTGCTTATTGGAAAAGCGGTAATGAGCAATTCTGGCTGGGTTGCCGACGACTACCGCGTAAGGCGGAACATCTTTAGCGACTAATGCTCCTAGGCCGACTATTGCCCCGTCGCCGATTTTTACTCCGTCAAGGATAGTAGCCCGATAGCCAATCCAGACATCATTGCCGATCTCGATCTTCCCTCGGTTGACGCCAACGTTTGTTTCTCCTCCCCACTGGACGCCGAGCGGATAAGAGTTCACGGAATTGCGGTTGGCAACCCAGGGGTAGTTCATTTTTCCGCAAAAGATTACTTCTTCAGCAATCGCACAGTACTTGCCAATCACTACCTCCTGGGGAAAGTAGCAGGTGGCGTTCTTGCCGATATGGGAGCAGTCACCCATTTTTATGCCCATACTTTTTGATAAAGACATCAATATCCTTGAAGTCTTCGATCCTTTCCCTGATCCTTTTATTAGACCAGTTCCACCATTTGATTTTTAATAGAGCTTTAATTTGTTCTGGTTTAAATCGGTAGTGCCTGACCCTTGCCGGATTGCCGGTAGCCACCGCATAGGGGGGGATATTTTTGGCAACGACTGATTTCGCTCCGATTGTCGCTCCTGTGCCGATCTTAACACCATCAAGGATAAAGACATCCCTACCTATCCAAACATCATGACCGATTTTGATGGGGCCGCGGCTGACGGTATACTCAAAATAGGGCAGCTTCCAGTGGTAGGCGAAGGAGTAGGGAGTTACCGCCTTCGGATGGGTAACGGTAATGTGGTTAATCGCTCCGCAGAAAACTACTCTAGGCCCGATTTGACAGAATTTGCCGATCTTTACATCCTGCGGGTAAAACATATCAGCCAGCTCGTGATCCTCATCTAGGGTAGTGTCTCTGCCGATAGTTATTGGCATCTAAACAAGCTCCTTCCTCCAGATTCATTGACCTGTCCTTTATATTCAAACTTAGTATAGCCCATCTTTTTAAGTATTTCTGGATATTCTACTCTCTCTACCTCCGGCATTTTGGCGGCGTTAGTTTCCAGAAAAAGAGTTCCGCCACAAAGGTCTTTCATGTACTGGTGAAAACCAATATGGGCGTTGACCGAAAACATAACTACATAGTCAAACTTATCCAGGCCGGTCTGTTTCTTGACGAGCTCAACGATATTGTCCTCATTTAAGTCGCACCCGATTGTCTCGATGTTGAAGTAGTGGTAAAGGTTAGCTAACTCGAAAGTAACCCTGGCGATTGCGGGGGTATCCAGGCCAACAATTCTAGCCGCCCCTCTTTCCGCCGCCCAGAATAACACTTGTCCACCGCTACAACCAATGTCAAGGATTGTTTTGCCTTCTAAATCCAGCTTGTCCATTCCCAACAGCCTGAAGCGGTCGTAACTCCGGCACCCCTTGATTCTTAGCATGGGAATATCCTGGTAGGGGGAAGCCGGATTGCCCCAAAAGGTGTGTTTCTTATAGTCCCGCCTGACTCGGCGGGCATAGGCCTTTTTATTGCCTAAATAGAACTCATCATAATCGATCAGCCTCCTGCCGATAAAGTTTGAGGGGAATAGATCGCGGCCGAAGAACTTGATGTGGTGTTTTTCAAATTTCTTTTCGTATTTCACCCAAAGTTTGATTGCTTTATTAGTGCTGGGGTGTGAACCCCGAATGTATTCCATTAGGTGAGCGTGGTAGCATAATTGTTCGCCGCATTTGACATCAAATACCTGATAAACTCTTGGCCCGAAACCATTAAGCCAAGCGATATTCTTGATCGTATATTTGTCTAAGTTATAGGTCTGGTTAATGTACCTGATATTGATCTTGGCACAAAGGTCGAGGTTTGGATAGTGTTTAATTATCTCCGGCAGTTTCTCGTCCATCATCTCCGGCGGGACAACCACCGAGTTGCCGCCAATATGATAGCCTTTAATGTCTTTGAATTTTCCCCCAATCTTTCTGTTCCAAGTGCGAGGATCATTATGGTCGTCGAATGGGATGTCGTCAATCCGACAGGTTTTCATTTTCTCCTTCCTTCGTCGTACTCTTTAATTGCCGCGCCGCTGATATTCTTATCATTAAGCAGATTGTCATAGTCGTTGGCTACGCGGCTTTTGTAGTTAACCATGGCAACATGGTGGATCTGGCATTTAGCTGTACAAATCAGCTTGTTTTTGGTTCCTGTAAGCCGTGGGTACATTACCTTTTCACCATAGTAGATGCGGATATCTTCTGGCCAACCGCCGACATCTTCAAATGCTTTTCTGGTCATCATGATCAATCCTGCCTCGCGCAGGGTTTCGTTCAGTACTCTGCTATCCAAATAGTCTGCCTGTTGGTAGTAGAGGATATCTTCTCGGCAGTGGTTTCTCTGGTCGGGCATGACTGCCGAGCAATGTCCCCCATCAAGGTAGTAGCGCAGGTTTTTCAGCCAATTGTCCTCAACAAGGATATCGGTATGGATAAAGCATAAGTAATCACCCCTAGCGAGTTTTGCCCCGCGGTTATACATGGCGTATGGGCCAGGGTTTTCTTCCTTGTCGCAATACAATTTGATCCATTGGCGATCTTCCCTTTCGCCGAGCTGAAGGACATTATAAGTATCAAAGAGGCTGTGTTCTTTGCTTCCAGGCGGGATAGTGTCCATGAAAAGCAGTTCGTAGTCAGCCTCGTCGGTGTATTTGAAAATCAGGAACAATGCTGCCCTTGTAAGGGCGCGGCTGATATCTGTAACATCATAGGCGGGCATGATGATCGAGGTAAGCGGCTTATTTTTTTTCATAACTTTTCAATAAAATAAGTAGTTCTTTACAGCGCTGGAGTGAAGAAAAGTGGGCTTCGCCCAGGAATCTTCCCCGTTCTCTTATCTTGCGCGATATTCTGTCGTCTGAAAGGTGATGCTTTATCTTACTGATTGCCTCTTCTGGAGAGTGGAAATAATCAGCCCCGTCTTTCAAGAAAATCTCCATGCCTGGGGCGTAGCGGGCCAATAAGAACCCGCCCGCCAATAAAACCTTGCCGACCCGATTACTCCAGTACCCCCAGCAGTGGTCGTTGACTGAGAATTGTAAACAGATTTTTGATTCAGCTACCAGCCGGTTAAATTCTTCCCCATACACCGCTGGATGGGCTTCGAAGCCATCCTTTTTCCACTCTTCGTGGTTCCAGCTATAAATCTTTACGGGGATTTCTTTATTGATAATCTTTAGCCACTCAACCCGATCACCCTGACCAAGATATGAGCCGGTAAAAATGACATCCTTAGTGGGTTCGTAGGGAAACCGCCTGATCTTCTCGTCAGCACAGTCAAAGGGAAAATAATAAGCGTTGATCCCTAGCTTCTGATAGGAGGGGATCAGCCCGCCCTCATTAGTCAAAAGGAAATCGGCGGTTTCGGCCATACACTGATGCCAGTCTATCGGGTGGGTGGCGGGATAGTCCCACATATAATCCCACACCCAGTAAAAGACTTTGCTTTTAAAGCGGTGCTGAAGAATCTGGACATAGTCTTTCTTGTTGAAGTGGTGCCATTTGGCAATAATTGAGAAGTCGGCCTCTATCGGCAGTTTCTTCTTCCAGTCTTTGCTCCATTCCCCGTCGCAGTAGGCTTTCCAGATATCTCTCGGTACCCGCCTGACTTTACAGCCTAATTTCTCCAGATTATCAGCCAGGTGAGTCTCGTCAGCGACTTCGCCGACATAGCCTGAGCCGAAGTTCCCGATGAAATTTATTTTAGTTTCGCCCATTTTGGTTTGTAAATTAACTTCTCGTAATCAATTAATTCCTTGCTGTACCAAATCTTCTGGTCGTCGCCCTGTCGGGGGAAGCCCCACTTTTTAATGAAGTAGTCCCAATTTTCCTGCCAGTATTTTCTTTGGTCGGGGTGGAAAGTGCCTGATGTCTGACTGAAGTGATAGATTAAGACGTTGTAATACCGCCAGGTCTTTTCTCCGGCTAAGTAAATCTTGGTTTGTAGGTCGCTGTCGCCATTGCTTCCCCATGGGTCGTAGTTTTCGTCGTAGCCTTCAATCTTTTCCCAAAGCTCACGGGTAATTAGAAAGGGGAGATTAAAGCCCTCTTTAAGCCGGAAGTCTTGGAAGAACTCGGCATAAGCATAGAACTTTTCCTTATTAAAATCTCCACCCGCCCCTCCGCAAAAGTAAGTTTTAAAAGGTGGTGCACCTGGCCGTGGCTCACACAGGTTTGGGGAAACGCACTTAATTTTAGGATTATACTTAACAAAATTACTTAGTTTTTCCCACCAGCCAGGCGGATAAACCATGTCGTCATTGGTAACGAACAACCAGCTGTCGTTGGTTTGCTTAACCGCCTCATTTACTGCCTTGCACTGGCCCTGCTCTTTAATGTTGATGTCTCCCTTGGCATAGCCTCCGTTAGCCGCCAAAATTACCGGCAGATCGCAGGTCATCTTTAAAGAATCGACGCATTGCTTTAAGGCGTACTTTGACTCCTCGCTCTTGCCGAGGTGTGGAATAATGATGGTGGTGTTGTGTTTCGGACTCATTTTACTTTGAAGATATCTTTAAAAATTTGAGATTCCTGCCTGTAGCTTTCTTTAAATAAATCAGATATCCGCTTATCAAAAGCCTCCGAAAGACTTAGCGGCTCGTTATTATCTTTCATTCTTTTTAACAGTTTTTTAAATCGAATATAGTCATAAGTTGCTATTACAAGTAAAACAAGTAAGATTATTATTATTCCAAGTTCATTCATTTCTTTAAGATAAACATAGTATTGTAACTGCCCTTGTCGTTGATCTCATTGCCTGAGTAGCCTCGCACTAGTTTAAGTTTATTTTTCTTAAACTCTTTGAGTAATACTTTAGCAGAATATTCCTGTAAGTGGGTGTCGTTCCATGGTTTCTCGCCAGGCTTCTTGTGCATCGTGTTGACGCTGTTTAAGTTAGTCCCTTTTTCCAGCAGAGGTCGCCAAAGAATGATAAATACATATTTCCTAGCCACCCTTGCTGCTTCCTTAATCGCCGCTTGGTAGTTGTCAAGATGGTCGAGGCAGTGCATTAAAACGACTGCTTCCCACGAGTTATCTTCTTCATCGAGATGACGAGCATCTTGTACCTGCCAGATTACTTCAGGAAATGTTTTTTTACAAGTCTTAATCATGGCGTGGGAGTAATCTACCCCCTTGTAGACCACCTGCCAGTCAATCAGGTCCCACAAGCAACCAGTCCCGCAGCCGACATCTAAAATACTCTTAACTCTTCTCTCTTTCAGTTTCTTTAACAGGAAGAGGCGGTGCTTCTGCGGCCCCATTTGGTAAGCTCCCGAAAATGTTTCCCAGTACGATTTAGTCATCTTTAGTAAACCAGTAAATAGTTCCGACGATCCCAGACTTCCGATAGTGGCCCTGAATGAATTGTACCGCCTGCATTACCCCTGGTTCTCGCTCACAATAGTCGTGGAACATAACCATTCCTCCGTCTTTGACCTTCGGTAGCCATGAGTCAATGTCCTTCACTACTCCTTCATAGGTGTGATCGCCGTCAATAAATAATAGGTCAATCGGCTTCTTCCAAGTGAGGGCAAGAGCCTGGGAGTTGCCCTCAATAAAGTTAGCTTTCACTTTTAATTTCTTCAGGTTATCCTCTCTCTCTTTCCAGTTAAGGATATCAACCCCATAAACCTCTTTGGTGAAAGCATACTTAGCAACGATTGATAAACTCCGCCCATAAGCCACACCAATCTCAAGGTAAACATCACCAGGATTAAGTTTCTCAGCTTGCTCTTTTAAGAACCTGGCCTCTTCTAAACTAATCCAGCCGGTCAAGCCGATGTCTTCCTGTTTCTGGTAGAACTCTTTTATTGTTTTAGTTCCCATGTTTTTTTATCGTATAGTTCAATCTTGTTTAACATATTCGGGGTAGGCCAAATCTCTTCCCCAGGAATCCTATGCCCGTGATCGTGGGGCTTGATCTTGTCATAGCCCCAGTTGTCGTCAGCCCCAAAGTCGTGCCAACACTTTAATTTGTCAACATAGCCAGTCTTGAGTCCGAGCATATTACGTATTTTCCCGCAGATAAATCTTTCTTCGTCGTTCCGCTTGCTGTCGTAGGTGTGCCGCCAGCCGCCCACCTTGCGGACGTTCTCTGTTTTCATTATCCGGAATACTGCTCCGCAATGGGGGTATTCAATCAGTCCATTCTTGTTTGGCTCAGGCATAGAAGAACCTAAGAAAGTGTGAGGCTGGAGAGCGATTGCTCCGTAATCTGGGTTGGCTTTGGCTAGACTGACCAGTTGTTCCAGCCAGTCGGGGTCGTGGTCGGGGACATAAAGGTCATTATCGGCGGTGATGTAGTGCTCACTCATTGGTAACGATAGGCCGACATTCCAGCCCATGTGGACACCGACATTCTTGCTCATCCGTACCCAGTGAAAGATCTTGCCCTTCTTCTCGAACGACCTTAAAAGCTCGTCAGTGCCATCAGTAGAGTGGTTGTCAACCACGAAGATGCGATGCGGATACTTTGTCCGATTGTTTAAATAGGTCAGACACTTCTCCGTCATTGCCCTTCGGTTCCAAGTTAAGATAACAATGTCGATTGGATCAATCATGCTTCCCACATCTTTTCTGATAGGTTTTTAGGCCCACCTTTTATAATTCCTATTAAACTACTCAGTGAACGCCGTAATAACTTTCTATCAACGCTGACTCCTTTTTCAAGATATTCCCTTACTAATTTAGAAAGGGTTGTCTTTTTCTGCTCAGCTATCCTTTTTAGAAGGAAGTGAGTTCTCTCTGAAATATAAACTTGAGTTCTAATCATTATTACTTACCTCCTTCCACTTACAGCTTATGCTCCTTTCGGCTCGGATGGACGATATAAAGGTTACAGTCATAGGGTACGGAGTGGTACTCCCTGGTCAACATATAAAATAAAAGGAAATCATTTCCCCAGGGATTGCCTAATTCTTTAACGATTTTCTCCGGCTCATTAACGTGGTCGACCATGAAATTCTCTCTTAGTTCTGGGTATTTTTCTTGAGCCATCGTGGACATATCCCACGGGCTACTGGTGTCGGGAAAAACGCCGGTCTTTTTCAGACATTCTCTCTTAAAGATATAAGTGCCGTTGACAATATTGCCCCCGCCGAAGTTGACATGGCCCTTGCCTTTTTTCTCCGGCTTAAATGTTCCCCTTGGCGTAGCCTTGTAATCGAGTGAGATGTGAATTGAGCCGAAGTTAAACACCTTGGCTTTTGGGTGTTGAACCATCATCTGATTACACGCCTCTAAATAATAACTGGCCCACTCATCGTCTGAGTCCAACATACAAATCCACTCTCCTTCGGCCTTCTCAAAAGCAAGGTTGTAAGCTCTGATCCTTTCTAAGTGGGGCTGGTGGAGAATCTTAACCCTGTCATAGCCTTTGAAATTAAAGGGAACGACTGACCCGTCATCAATAATGATGTGCTCGAAGTTCTGGTAGGTTTGCTTTTGGACACTCTCTACCGCCCTGACCAGCATATCTAACCGCCACTCGTCGTAGACGTGCACCGGAGTGATTATTGAGTATTTAGGCTTCATCTTTCCATTCTTTCGAAATTAAATAAGGAATCCACCTCGAATAATCAATGGGCATTCCCCTTATCGACGATGGGTCATTACATTCAATAACCCTGCCTGGTTTTAGTGAATCAGGGTCTATTTCCTCATTACTGATTAGATACTTTGGCTCGGTGAATTTATACCAGGCCTTAGTTATTTCTTTTATAGTAAACGATGGCGTTCCTTTACTCATTGTACTTCTCGAATGTTTCTAAACTAGCGTCTTTTCTGTACCCCAAGACTGGCTTAACTGGCGGGGATGACTGCCCTTTTTCTGGAGGTGATAAAGTTTCCCCGCCAGGTAGAGCCATGCTTAGTGGTTCTCCCTCTGGTATTTTTAATAATTCTTTATGGCTAATCAGCTTTTCTTCCCCAAAACTAAAACCCAGTGCTTTCAGGGTGTCTGGATTGGTGATCCAGTGGCGCTTGCCCTCTTTGATAAGGTAAATCTTGTCGCCGGTTTGTGAGGTGCGAACTATCCCCTTTTTCGGGGGCTTGGTTTCTGTGTATTTTAATTCGATATACTCCTTGTTCTTGTTCATTGCTTCGCCGATATCTTTTACTCCGTGCTTTTCAAAGTCTTCCTTCTTCATCCCGTGCGAGGTTGAGCCTATAATGTGTAAAGTGCGGACGCGCTGGGTGGACATCAGTTTTCCCCCGATGGCCTCTACCCTTTTAGTCAGGTCAACATCCTCGCCATAACCTAGGACAATGTTTTCGTCAAAGAATGGCTTGTCCAGTTTGTCAACCAGTTCTCGTTTGAAAGCAAAGCAGGAGAAGTCTTTAAAATCTTCAAGCGACTCCTCGTATGGTTTGTCTAGCCACTCTTTTCTCCGGTTGGCTGACTCGACTGCCCGACCATACGCTTCGTCATACATTGGGTGGGACATAATCACGTCAACGAACTGCAACCCCTGCAGTAAATCTCCCAGCCAATACTCAAACACTTCGACGTCGTTGTTTAGGATACAGATAAACTCCCCCTCAGCTAGTTCTATTCCCTTATTCCATGCCTTAGATACGCCCTGGTTTTCCTCGAAGCGGTGGTATTTGTCGCAGTATTTGGCGTACATATCCTTGCCGTGAGTTGAGCCGTTGTCAATGATGATGACCTCGTGGTCTTCCGGCGTGTGTTCTCTCACTCGACCCAAACAATTCCCCGTGTAATGCCACTGGAAATACTCGGTGTTAGCGACGGCGATTATTATTGATGTGAGTCCTTTTTTCATTTTAGTTTTCCTCTATATCTGTAAATTCTATATTTTTTATCATTCTTTTTACATAACATTTTTTGCACAGCCAGACATCGCCTTTAGCTGGAGTCCGTAGCTCCAAATTAGGACTTGTTTTCGTTTTTGTTTCTAAGTAGTAAAACTTATGTTTACACTTCATTTTCCTCCGTAAAATTCTGCTAGCTTCCTAACTAAAATAAGTAATTCTGACCTGCTTCCCTCAGCAAGGGCATCAAGATCTTTGGGCAGGCATTTCCCGTTCAGGCCTCTTTTCGGCTGATCCCAATCTTTCCGCTGATAATGAACCGCGAGATGGTTTTTACCAATATACTTACTCTTATAGAGGGCATCTTTGATTGTCCCATAGTTCGCACCTGTCTTCTGGGCGTATTCATAAATCTCGTTGGCGAAAATAACTTTTGTGGAATAAAGGGCGTTGCGAGTACATTTTATTAGCTCGGCGGTAGCGGTATCAGTTTCGATAATATCTACCCCCTTATAGCGGACTTTGAAAATACCAACCACATCCTTGCGGTAGTTGTCTAAGTCTCCACCAATTACTACCAGATCGGGATTCTCCGCGTCTTTTTTCCAAGTGGTTTCGGACAAAAACTCCGGAACATGGACAATCGCCTCAGTTTTACACTGATCCATCAAGTAGCGACAAGTACCAGGGAGCATGGTCGAGCGGATAATGAAAACCTTTTGCCCGCCACCGATATCGACAAGCTGATAAATTAACTTTTTAATATCGTCGATGAAGTAGTGATGGTCTTTAACAGGAGTCGGTAAACAAATGAAGTGATACCTTAATCTGGCTGAATCCTTGATCGAAATCGTGCTTTCTTTCAAGTCAATATAGTCTTTTATTCCAAAGGCATGGGCAGTCGCCTTGCCAACCACGCCATACCCATGAACTATAGCGTTATCCATCCGACTCCAGATAAAGTAATGGTTCTATTTCTTTTTTAAACACAGCGTCCAGCGACCTTAGTTTTCTAATTCGTCTTTGCATTGCCATCGCCAAGCCGGTGTTCAGCTCGTTGACAATCTTGGCGGCGGTTTCAAAGTGGTACATTTCCTCGTACTTTTTCCTCTCATCTTTGGAAATGTTGTTCGGGCCATACTCGGTGGTTGAATGTTTGCCCTCTCCCATTGCCTCATTGTAGCCAGCCAGCACATCCCAATTAGAAGAATATTTCCTGAAAATTGCCTTATCGCCGAAGATGTCTCGGAAAGGAGGAAAGTCTTGGTTTAAGACAATGACATTCTTAGTCAGAGCCGCCTCTTGCGTGATTAGAGAATAGCTTTCGCTGACCGACGGCATGATGAAAACATTACTTAGTCTGAACAAAGCAAGAACATCATCCCCAGGGATGCCGACATTCCAATCCTCACAAAACTCCGAGGTGAAAGCCAGTTCTTTGGGTGATAAGCCCCAGTCAATACCAAGTTGTTTTAGTTCGTCTCTGTAAGTAACTTTATCCCCACCGGATGAGTGGAAGTCGACAATGATACACCGGACAGACAAGTCAAACTCTTTTACCTTCGCCATTGTCTTGATAACGTGCTGGACTTGCTTGCCCCGATCTAAGCGAATAGGATAAACACAGATGGCGTCGGCACTATACACATCCCTTTTGTCAATAAAAGCCTTTAGATGGTCGCTAGTGACTCCATAGATGCGATCCAAATCGCAGGGGTGATGAACTGTCTTTACTTTTTCTAAGGGGACATTAAAATTCGTGGCGATCATCTCTTTTGAGATGTCGTTGAAGAAAACGTAGTAAGAATTGGGGATCGGCTTTTTAAACAAGTTTAAGTATTCGTCTTCAAACATCCCCATCAAATTCCCTAACACTACCGGCGGGGTGGCGGAGTTAATCCAATGATAGAACACAATCCCCCCGAAAACATCTTGGTTGGTTAGGAGCTTCCTCAGGGCGACTTGGTATTTCAGCTCGGAAGGCTTGTAGGCAATGTCCTGCGTGATACAAACATCAATGTCTTTTAAGATTTCTGCTAGTCGCTTGCGGATTGACTCAACATCTTCGTCAAAGGTCGGATCTTTCTTAACCTCATTGTGGCAGGGGACATTAGGGACTCTCTCCAAAATGTCTTCGGTAAATTCACCAGCTGGTTTAAAGCTGTCCGATACGATCACCTTTAAAGGATAATCGTGCTTTTTGAACATCTTGATCTGGTCTTCAGTGACGCGGATCAGGCTGTATGCCTCATCAAAATTAAAGAAGTTGGTGAAGATACATACTTTTGGTTTCGCAGATTTACTTGTCTCCATTGTCCTCCATGATACCACAAATTCTAAGTAATTTCAATCCCTTCCCCATTATTTAGCCCCCCCTTTCTTCCTTTTTATTTGTTCAGTCTTTGGATAATCAAATCCGTCATCTGTTCTGAGCTTATCTTCCTCACTAAAGATTGGGCCTATTCCCATTAGCCCTTTAACTGCTTGCCACACCGCCCTCTTCTCGTCATTGGTAATTTGTCTTTGTCTTTCCTTCATTTAACCTCCACAATTATTTTTTCTGCTAGTTTTTTAATCTGCTTTTTAAGCACTCCTGACATAGTGGTTTTCTTCTTACCGCCCATGAATAGCGCGCTTGTCTTGCGGAGAGCTTCTTTCCGCAACTTATACATCTTTGTTCCCATCCTTTGTTTGATTTCATATATTAGTTTCATTTATCTATTTCTTTAATCTTTAATTCGTACCATTCCCTAAGAGTTAATCCTTGCTTCCGGCGTTCTTCGTTGATAGTCTTGTGCTTGTTCCTGAGCAAATAAACATACCGTTCTGGAAAGGTGTTCTTGAACCATAAGCCCGATTCTACGGGGTTTAAATGCCACCAGTTGATATGGCAATGGAAGCAGAGCGTTTTTAAATTTAAAGGATCGTAGCGTAAATATTTATAATTCTTCTTGCTAAAGACATGGCTGGGATGGCGGTTGCTTCCGCTCACTTTTTTACCGCACTTCTGACACCGAGACCTATCTCTTGCGAAGACATATTCTTTAGTCAAGTCCCAAAGTTTCTTTTCCAAGGATTTAATGCTGGGCTTTCTTCCCTTACTTGGTTTTATGGGTTTCATTTTTTTAGCCATCTTATTACCTCGTTAACCTTTCTAAAGACAATGTTCATTTCTTTAGGCGTGTGCTTACTGATGTAAAGCTCACAGATCGGGCACTTATCGCTTAATGGTTTTCCAGTCTTGATGTTCTTGAACTGGCACTTCATTCGTCGCCTTTCCTGGCTACGTCTTCCTCTGTCGGTAAATAGCGATCTTCCCAACCCTCTTCTTTTAAAGCCCCCTCGATTTCTTTAGGTGTTGCGGGTCGCCGACCCCAAACATCTCTTTTTATTGCCGGTTCATTGTAAATAGTCCTTAGCTTACTTAATATCTCTTTCATTTCGCTCGCCGATACTTTGTAGGGTTGATAAAAAGGTTGTTACTTTTCTGGCTACAATTCTGGTTTCCATCTGCTCGCCCAACCTTTCTCTTTTTACTTCGGCTCTAGTTACCGCGCCAAATGCTTCAATAACATCCTTTAGGTCATATTGTTTTTTCATGAATGGACTTTCTACCTGTTCCGGCCTTTTCATTTAACAACTCCGTCTTCTAATTTCATCTCATCGTGGTCTTCCACATTGTAAGGATACAGGTGGATTATCTTCTGGTCTAACTGGGGGGTGATTGCCTCGAAGTTCCTGACGCATTGCTCGGCTCGTTGTTTTTCGACTTGGTACAAATCCTTCCATTCCAACAATTCCGCCGGATGGATCTTAATCATTAAGTAGGCGGTGAGGATCACGTAAAAAATAATCAATAAGGCGATGGCCGTTTCTAGGCGGGCCTTGGTTATTTCTTTCATTTTTTCCTTTCTCTGATTTGTTTCTTTTCTAATATTCTTCGTTTGTTTTGAGCCCTAGCTATCGCACTCTGGAGTGAGTAGAGGTTAGGTTTGAGAACCGTAACTGAGCTGCCGGTCAATTTCTCTTCGATCACGAAGTTCATTTCTTCACTTAGACTAAAGCGGTAGTATTTCAGGTCGGATATAATCATACTTGTCTCCTTAGAAGGTAGGCCAGGGAAAAGCCTGCTCCTCTCCAGCCTACCTTCTAAACAGACGAGTGGTATTCACCCGAACCGCCGGGGGAAAATGCTTTGATAATCCCCTCAATATCTTTCTCAGTTACGATCCGTTGTTGTTTTTTGCCTTGCCAGCCAGGGAGTCGTTTTAATGTCAACCGGCCTTGATTTTCCCACCGGTACAGGGTTGGTTTAGAAGAAGGTAGTCCCGCTTCTTTCATTCGTTTTCGTAATTCACTAAAAGGGTATAATTTATCCATATATTTATATTACCATAAGATAGATAATTAGTCAATCCTCTCTCTCTTTTTACAGTGCTTGCAGATGTTCCACAATTCCCACTCGTGTTTACAGGGCTCGTTTTTATCTTTCTTGTCAGGCAAGTATTTAGTTATTAGTTTATTCCAGGTAATGTTCTTCCCTTCCGGCAGTTTGTCCAATTGGGGGTATTTATCGAATAGTTTAAGAGCGTTCCATAAAGTCCGTTCGGAGAGATTTATCTCTACTGCAAGGTCTTTCAGTAAAGGCGTTACCTTTTTGCCTTCGTTCCTAATTCGTTCACCTAAAGCATGGTAGCCTTCCACCAACAGCCACCTCGACCCAAACACCGCCTCGGTAACAATGGCTTTACACTCCCCAACCAATTCGGCAAACCATTCGCTTTTTTTTAGTTTGTTCATAAGCCCTTTCCTTTTATAAGAACTACTTGTCCCTATCATTATAGTAAACGATTTTATAAATTCGACAGTGCTCTGAAATATCTCCTGCTTCACCGACCCAGGTCTGGCTTTACTCTCAGCAGGCTTCGTCCTCCGTTCAATGGCCCTTGAGTTAGAAAGAGATAAGAGGGGGGCAACCTCGACTAACTGGTTACCAGCTTTCCGCTTATCGTGCGCCGACCCCCTCTGATTTCTTTCTAACCCTCATCCACTGCGGCTCCAGTACGGTTTTGTATCGTCTGGGTAGAGCTTCCGCTAAGTCGATACGACCCGCGGGCTTTTCCGACTGTCTTAAAATATCGCAGTTTGTCCCCTATCGGACACTTTGGGACAGGGACTTCTCAATGTATTTTTAAAGTGTTCTGCTACGTACGTAACCGCTTTTTCCCAATTCACCAATACATCAACAATGAGTTGACGGTATTCGGCTGAATTGTTTTTTTGAAGGCGGTTGACACGACCATGAAGGTACTCTTGAAGAAATTCAGTTGGGGTTAATCCCTTATGTTTATAGGGGTTGTGGAAGCCATTGAAGCTGGCTCGTGGATCAATCATAAAAAAAATCCCTCTCTTAGGAAGCGATAGCTCAGGTTTAGGCGAACTACCGCCTCCTAAAAAAGGGATTAAACCTGATTCAATCGCCTCATATTCTTATAAACTTATTTTTCGCTCTTGTCAAGTTTTCGCTCCCACTTCTCAAAATCTCTCCAGAAATAACCCTTAGTTTTGTATTGGCCGAGCTTTGACCTCGCCCCACAATTTAAGCATAAATTGTTGACATAAGTGTTGCCCTCGGTGTCTTTACTTGAAATTAGCATAGTTGCTTTGCCCTGACACTCGTTACACACTTTGCGCGGGTTAGACAAGACTATCCCCTTGTGTAACACCTCCATTTCGTCTTCCGCCTCAATCTCTATTTTTAAGTTCGGGCTTAATTGGACAATCGCTTTCATTTAAATTTCCTCGCTTTCTCAATTGGTTTTCTTAACCATTCAGTTTGTTCCGGTTGAGTGCCAAGATCCTCATCCCGACCCATTTCCAATCTTTTATTTAACTCACCCCACAATTTTACCACATCCTTATCAGTGGGTGTTTTAGCAAACTCATGCTCTTCAGTCACCGATACCACTTGGTTGCTAAATTGTACCCCAGGAATAGGGATTTTAATTGTTTTACTCAGCGTAATTTTCATAGTTCGCCTTAGTTGAACAATAACCACATTCTTTAAACTTATTGATAAAACTTATCTCATCCGGATCAGCGTATAATCGTTGGCAGGTCGGGCAAACCACCGAAGCCACGCCAATATCCCTCATTAACTGCTGTTCTAAAATATTCGCAAATTGTTTACTATTCATGTTTTATCACCTCCTATTATACTATAAGTAATAGAAACAATCAATCCTTAACCAGCTACTCCTAATCCCTCAGCCAGCCTGTTTAAAAAGCCTTCAAATTCGTTAGCTAAAAGTACTAGTCTCTTGTGGGTTAGTGTCATTGTCCTGTTCTTAAATTTCTTGGTAATAAACATTTCCCACAGTTCACCATATCGTTCGGTAAAAGTTACCATGTTTTATCACCCCCCTCAGTTATATTTCCGTTTTTATCTATCTCCCTAACGCGTTCGGCTACTTCGGGATACTCCCACCCATTTTGCCCCAATCCACCCCTTAAAAGCGACCTAACGGCTTCGTCTTTGTTCTTGGCTTCGCCCTCCCACTCAAAGTCCGGAGCTTCACAATGAGATTTGATAATGCAAATAAAGTTTTTCATTTTCCTCCTTATTTATCTAATTTATAATTGCTTTTACCATCACCATTTACTACAAGTTGATAAAAATGCCGAGCACAGAATTTCGGCTCTAGCTCATCAGCAGTACCATAGTAGTAACCACTATTATCACACTCGCCCACGCTGTCAAATTGAGTTACAGCTTGTGGATCATGGTATTCGCAAAGATTTTCCTTGCTTTTCCAAAGTGCTACTGGTAATTCTTGATCATCGAGTACACTTTTAAAAGGCAATAGTTTTATCAGTTTCATATTCCTCCTTTTATTTATTTAATTCTTTTAATTATGCAAATAAAATGCTTCATGTTTTCCTTTCTTTTAACTTTTAGTTAAGTAAAATTCTAAATCTTCGATAGCGGTTTTTAATTGGACTAAGGGGCTTCCGGCCTCTTTCATTATTGGTGTAATTGCTTCTCCATCCTTGTTTTTAAACTCGATGGTAGTGGTTCCGTTGCTTTTTCGGCCAACTACTGTTTTATCGGAAAAAATCATCTTGTCAACGTCTCTAAGATTGCTTAAAACTCTTTTGAGATAACATTTGTTTTTAAAACTGGTTTTGCTTAGTTCCATATTTTCCTTTCTTTTAACTTTTAATAACTCAATAGTGAAGACAAGTAAATGTTTTTATAGTATGGCTGGCTCAATCCCTTGCGAGTTTGAACCAGCCCGCAAGGGTTATTTTTTCCAGATTTCGCCTAGTTCGGCAAATTTTCTCCAAGTGACTTGATAGCTCTCTCCGTATCGTGGTTTGTTGATACAGATGTTGATATATTTCATTTCGCTTCGCTTTTTAGCGTTCCGTTCAATCGCTAGGGCTTGTTTCCAATCTTTACATAAGATAACCATTTTAGCGGTTTTACCTTCGGCTTTGCCCCAGCCACTGAGAAATTTATCAGTCATTGATACATATAACATGTTTACCTCCGCTTCTCTTATCTTCACTATTGAATTGTTAAGGTGCTATTAGTTTCTTATTCTGCCCCTTGAGTTCTAGCCGGACTCAAGAGGCAAGTAAAAAACTAAGAGTATTTTCTCTTGATATAGTCTTCTGCTGTATTACAGGCGATTGCTAAAAATGACGGGTGGCAGTTCAATTCATACTCACACTTTTTGATTATGTCCCCGAAGGTTTTTCCCTTGATTGCCTTGAATTGATCCCAAAAATAAACAAGGTGTTTATCAGCTTCTTTATTTTCCTTATCAAAGCTTGAAGCCTCGATAATGGCGTGAAGCTTTTTCCAATTAGTCATAATTTTCCTTTCTTGGCTAGATTTTTAAGGTGCTAATTAACTGCTTAGTCTTACTCTTGAGGCTGTTAGCTCCCTCAAGAGTAAAGTAAAAAGTTAAACCTTGATAAATTTTTCAAGACACTTGATAACTTCGAGACTTTTCCCAACGCCTGCCGGCTTCCAGTTTCTCTTTTTATTTTTTCCCCACCAATCGCCCCGGGTAATTCTTATTACCATGCCATTATTAAGAACCGCATAGTTTGACCGGGGAAAACCACAAGTAAACAAAAGACTCATGTTTTCCTTTTCTGCTAACAGTTTTTAAAGTGCTAATTAACTATTTATTCTGAACCCTAACCGCTAGTCATTAGTTAGGGTTCAAGTAAAGAGTTAAACTGATTTTAATTCTTCGCAAAGATCAGCTCGCCAGTTTTCAAGGTTTCCTAACTCTTGTCTAAAATACTCACCCAATAGAGCCTTAAGTTGTTTTTTGTTGAATTTCAACGGCTTTCCGGCGTGAAAAATTTTACGATCGTAAACTCCAATACACTTGCGATCGCCAAACTGATCTGTCCAAATTTCCTGGTCTTCAAGTTCGTCTAAAATCTGTTTGGTTGTCATAATTCTCCATTTCTTGACTAGCTTTTTAAGGTGCTAATATGCTATAATTAGCTATTGACAAGCTAAACGGGGCCGGAACTGCCCGTGCTTCGTGTTTTAAAATGAAGGCTTAATTGGTGTCCGGTTGTTTCCGCTTAACTTGTCAATGAGCTATTATGCTTATATTACACTAAGTAAAAAACATTGTCAAGTACCAATTTATAGGCACGAATAACACTGCAAGCCCTTGCACTATGAAGACCACCAAAGAAAAGAAACTCCAAGCTCTAAAGAAGGCCCAAGCCAAACGTTGGCCCAAAAAAAGAAAACTAACCTTTAAGCAAAGGAAGTTCATTAAGGCTTATATGAACAACCACGGCAACCAAACTAAAGCCGCCCTTGAAGCATTAGAAGTATCCAACAGAAGGTCAGCCCAAGTAAGAGGCAGTGAAATGCTATCGAATCCTATGGTAAAAGAAGGGATTGAAATAGCAATGGAAGCTCAAGGAATAACTGATGACCAATTAGTTAAAGATACGTATGAAATAGTCAAAGCTGGGATCCAAAATAAAGATAAAAGCACCCCAACAGACGCCCTCAGAGGCATAGAAACGCTCTGGAAGGCCCAGAACAAGCTAGGCACAACCCAAGAGCACAAAACCATCCATTTAGAATACAACGCTATGAATAAATCCGAGCTTCTGGAGGAACGCAAGAGGCTGAAGGACTTCTGGGCTGGGCTAGTAGACTAGGCACGCACCACGCCCACCACCACTATAGGTTATAATCAATAAAAACACTAGTTAGGCATAAAATGGTGCTAAAACCCGCGATTTCGTTGTCTTTCACAGCGTGTAAACAATGGTTATAGGATAGATTGACCCCCACAACGCCTCTTTTTTTTCGTTTATAATTAAGGTAAGGCTTCTCTCTGATGTAGATCCAAATTTAAAAATAATAATTATTAGTAGAACATAATACTTAGATTTTTATGGTATAATTCTTTTTGAGGGGAAGGGGATTTAGCTGGCTGACTTCCCCTTGATAAAATGAAATCTTATTCTATTAGGGAGGTTCAGGTGAATATTTGTTCTCTTCTTAGGGACTCGGTTCCGTTTGAGATTACTCATCATAAAAGGAGGGTGGCTTTTGTGGTTTCGCCTGAGTGGAAGAAAGTTTTAGAGGAGCTGGAGAAGTATGAAAAACCAAAAAGCGATTAGGGATGAATACAAGTTTAGAAAGAAGCCGAAACGAGAGACTCTGCTTGAGAAAGAAAAAAGAGAGAAAAGAGAGACAGCGGAGGAGGATTATGTACTATCACAGGTTGGGCAGAGAAATGAGAAGAAAGGAAGGAAGCTAACGGTTGAGGACTGGGAGAAAACCGAGGCGGCCGAGAAGAGGCTGTTTGCTAATGAACTGGATTGGTTAACGAGCAAGCGGCGGTTTAGGGATGAGGAGTATTTGATTAGTTTGGCGAGCATCTTGTGGCACAAGCTAAAGGATTTGGACTGGCCCTTGGGGTATCATTTTAAAGTCTTGATTGAGGGGAAAAAGATTTTGTCTGAGTTTCGGGATAACTATTATAGAAGGTTTGTGAGGGGAATCAAGGCCACGGGCACCCCGAAGTACGATTACAAAGCGGTACAAGTGTTGGCGGCGAGTGCCCAGGAAACAGTGGACGATCTCCAGACCAACCCCGAAGCAAAAAAAAGCAAAGGAGGCATCTATTTACCTTAGATGAAAAAAGAATTTAGAGTTAAAAAGATAAGAGAGTCGGTTTATGATGTCGTCGTTTATTTTTGTACTGGCCATTACTCCGATTTTGTCGCTTGGCAAAAGAAAGAAAGAATAAAGATTGATGAGAACGAAAGTTTTGCTGGACTCGGTGGGGCTTGTTTTAGTGTCGATATTACCAAAAAAGACGGTTCGTTTTATGTTGAGTTCGTGATTTGGGTAAGTGATAAAAATGATGTGGTTGTTCTTTCCCATGAAGTAATTCACTTGGTCAGTAAAATCTTTGAAAGAAGAAGCGTACCTTTTGATAGGCACAATGAAGAAACAGTCGCACAGTATCATTCATTTTGGATGAGGAGGCTATTATGACCGGCCCTAACAAACAAGAAATCCTGGAGGCCCTTTTAAGGGAAAAAGAGATCAATGATCGGTTAGCAAAGGATGTTTTACAAAACGACCTTTTTAAGTTTAATAAGAAAGTTCTGGACGCGGAGATCGGCAAGGGGAAGGTTCCCCTAGCCCCTTTCCATGAGGAACTATGTAACTTCGTGATGAAGCACCGGAACAAGAAACGGCTGATCTTAGTGCCGAGGTCTCATTTGAAATCAACCTTAATCACGATCGGGTATTCGGTGTTTAAAATCGTCCACGATCCTTCGGTGCGGATTTTGATTGCGAACGCGACCTACAAGATGGCGACTGCCTTTTTGGGAGAGATCAAGAAACACTTGAAATACAACGAGAACTTAATCCGTTTGTACGGCAACCTAGCCGAAGACCCCTTAAAGTGGTCGGAGGACATGATTACTTTAAAAACCGCCAAAACTTCGCACGGGAAAAAGGAAGCGACGGTGACGGCTTTCGGCATGGGGGGGAACCTCGTTTCTCAGCACTACGATTTAATCATTTTAGACGACATCGTCAACAGGGACATGATTAACACTCGCGAACAAATCGAAAAAACAATCATGTTTTATAAGGATGTTCTGGATTTAGCTGATTCGCAGTCGACTGAGTTTTTGGTAATCGGGACAAGGTGGCATGATCGGGATCTTTACGACTGGATTTTAAACCCAGACAACCGCATTGTCCAAAGTTACGAGCAGATGATCCGCAGGGCTTATGAAGGGAATCTGGAGAATGATTCGTTTGTCCCGCTTTGGCCTGAGAAGTTTACCAGGAGCTACTTAAAAGAACTCTTACGGGAGAAGTCCCCATACGAATTTTCATGTCAATACCAAAACGACCCAGTCCCTGACGAAGACGCGGTTTTCAAAACCAACTGGTTCAGGTATTACGAGCCGACTGAATTAAAAGGACGGCCTTTAAACAAGTACGTTTTATGCGATCCCGCGATTTCCTTGGAAAAGGAAGCTGACTACACTGCGATGGTGGTGGTGGGGGTGGATGATTTTGGGTTCTGGTACATTCTGGATATTTTCCGAGATCATGTTAACCCCTCGCAGTTGATCGACAACATTTTTTATCTTAATGAGAAGTGGCATCCGCTTGACATCGGGATCGAGGATGTCGCTTTCCAAAAAACTCTCCAGTACTCGATCCAGGAAGAGATGAAGAAGAGAAATATTTATCTCCCCCTAAGGGAAGTCAAGCCCCAGCTAAGAACCAAAGACAACCGGATTAGAGGTTTACAGCCATTGTACGCTAATGGTAAAATTTTACATAATAAAGATTTAGTGTATAATGATTACCTAGAAGATGAGTTGATTCGGTTTCCGAGGGGAAGGTATGACGACGTGGTTGACGCCTTATCCTACGCCAAGGATTTAGTCACCACCCCGAAAAGGAAGCGCGATCGACACCGAGATTATATTTCTTACTCACCTTTTATCTAAATGGCCCTAAAAGATAAACCAGAAATAAGACAAGAATACAACCCCAAAGGCAGAGAACTCGACGTCCTCAAACATTGCTACGACCGCTACTATACTATTAAAGATAGTAATCGGCGCCAATCGCTTGTTACCAAGTGGGATAACTGGATGAAGAACTGGGAGGCGTGGCGGCCGGACAAGAATGATAATTGGCAGTCGAACTACTTCATTCCCTTAACGACTACGGTGGTGGAAACTATTCTCTCCGAAATGGTTGACCAATCACCCCGACCGATCATTTTAGCAAGATCCCCTGAAGACCAGGCCAAGGCCACGGTGATGCAGCACCTTTTTAACTTCACCTGGGAGGCGGCTGACGGCGACATCGAACTCTATAACTGGTTGAAGGATGTGCTTATTTTCGGGACAGGGATTGTCCAAGAATACTTCTGGCAAGACCGGCGGATGATTAAAACTCCCGTCGGGATGGATAAGAAAAAGATCAAGTATGAGGAAAAGGAAATTTCTGAGTTTGATGGCTCTTACATGGAGTCGGTTTCCCTTTACGACATGTATGTTGATGAGCTGGCGAGGGAATTTAACCGAGGCTCATACAAGGCGAGGGATGTTTACCGAAGGTTTGTAATGAGTGAAGAAGCCTTCCACGATTTTTTTAAGGGGGATGTTTGGAACCCGCTGAATAATGCGAAGTACGTCAGGGGTGGCGGGGATACAAATTATTATGAGTTTTTCAAACCGCCTGAGTCGGAAATGAAGGGCGATGAAGTCGAGGTTTTATGGGGCTGGTTAAGAAGGCCGGAAGATGCTCTAATAATAGTCGCCAACGACGTTGTCATCAAACATGGGCCTAATCCCTACCGCCACAAACAGCTGCCTTTTGCGAAGGGCGTTGATGTTACTCGCCCCCACCAATTTTACTGCAAGGGTGAGCCGGAGCTTTTGGATTCTATCCAAGAGGAAATGAATACCGTCCGCAGGATGTGGACAGACCGCTCCCATCTGGATTTAGACAAGATGTTCCTAGTGAGCAATCGGGAGACCCTAGATGATCGGGATTTGATCGCCCGCCCTCACGGAGTGATCCCTGTTGATGATCCCAATTCAGTCAAGCCGGTTGAGTACGGGGATATCCCCAGAAGCGTCCAGATTTTACAAGAAGAAATGAACAAAGACGCGATTAAGGTAACGGGGATTGATGACCGCTTCCAATCCTCGCGGGCAATCTCTACCGCTACGGAAGCGGCGATTGTCAAAGAAAGCACTTTGCGAAGAATCCGCATGAAGCTAAGAATGTTTGAAAAGGGAGCTTTGGTCGATGTCGGCCGATTAAGAGTGGCTAACATTATCCAATTTTACTCCCAGCCGAAAATTGAAAAGATTGTTGGTGAAAAAGGCAAGGACTTAGAACAGAGAGTGTCTGAGGCAAAATCCCAAAACAGGCTTTTAATGAAAGAGGGAACTCCTTACGAGAAAAAATTCCTCCAAGTGAGAATCCCAGGCAAAAGATTAGAATACGACGAAGCTGGTAAGGTAATCGAAGAAACTTATGACGGGGTATCGTTCTTTGAGGCCCGACCAGACACTTTTATCCCCGCAGCGGGAAGCTACGACATTAGGTTTGAGGCAGGCTCAACCATGCCCGTTTCCAAACCGCTTTTACAAACTAAAACAATGGAAATGTTTGATCGGTTGATGCCTCTTGCTTTACAGGGAATCGGCGGGTATTCGCCGAGCAAGCTGGCGGATAAATACATCGAGGCTTTGGAATTTGACCCTGTTGATTTTAAAGAAGGCGAGCAGGTTACTAAGACCGAGGAAACTAGGATGGGCAACATTGTTGAGCTGGCATTAGTAGAAAATAAGATGATTCAGAAAGACCCCGACTTCTTTAAGAAAAAGAAAATGGAAGAGGGAACACCCTATGCTACTCCGGCCCATACAGAGATTCATATTGCCCAGGTAAAGTCTCCAAAAATAGAAACGACTTCGCCTTCATTCAGAGCCCTTTTAAAACATACGATGGGCGAGGCGATGCTCCATGAAAAGCGTCAAGAAGTTGGCGGACAACAAGCCCCGCAAATGCCCACCCCTCAAGGTGGGGAAACTGGCTCTCCGCCAAATATCAATAAACAAATGAAAGACATGATGCCAAATAAAGTCCAAGGCGGCGGGGAAGTTCCCCAACAGCCACCCTCAAGAGGACTCTTGGCAGGAGTGAAGAACTTTTTTAGAGGAGGGGCATAAATGAACTTGGTTTCTTCGTACATGGATAGGGCAAGGGGAATACAGGAATTACCTCTTATCCAAAGAGCCCTACCTATGCTTGGTGGTTTTCAAAGAGCTATTGGTGGAGAACCCTGGAGAGACAAGGCGATTAGAAACCCACAGTCTGCCATTATGGATTTGATAATGATGGCGAGTGTTGCTCCTCAGGCCAAGGAAATGAAGTTATATCGTGGCGGGAAGCCATTAGATTTAAGCAAGGGAAATAAACGTGGAATTTCGACCACTACAAATAAGTCAGTTGCCAGAGATTTTGCTAAAGCCGAGAAAGGAATTGTTGAAGAATTAAGCATAAGTTCAAAAGCTAAGATAGCCAGAGAAGCTGATATTAACAAAATTGCCGAAGAGCTATTTCCATTAAATAGGGGCGGTGGGAAACTAAACCCCAAAATAGCTAGAGAAATGTTAAAATTCCGCCTAGGAGCAGAAGATGCTTCAATAATCAATGAGTTTAGAAAGAGAGGCTACGATGCCATTGACTTCAGTGTTAGCCCGCTCTATGGAGAACAAGAAATAAGAGTTATAAATCCTAATATTCTTAACAAGATCGTCAAATGAAAAAGAAAAAAAAGTTTGTTTCCAGCGTCGCTAAGGACAAATTAAGCCGATTATCGAGCGAAACCCTGCTGTCTTTGAATGAAATCAGGAAAAAAGACAAGCTAAAAGACGCTTTATTAGAAGTAATCCGCCAGATGATTGACGAAGAGAAAGATTATGTTTTGAAACTTAACTCGGCAGATGCTAAACTAAGCACACAGCACGCCAATGCGAAGGGAAGAATCGCTGGTTTGACTGTTTTGATGCACTTAATTGAAGGATCAGGCGAAGAAATAGAAAAAAGGGAGGAAAAATAATGCCATTTGATGTCGGACAATTCATTCAGGGAGTCCCCGCCCAATTACAAACGCTTTCTAGAGGAGTAGCGGGAGGTCTGGGCAACTTTTTGGGTGATTTACAGAACCTAGTTCGCCCTCAAGAGTGGCACTCCGGCTTACCAACACGATCAGTAGACACAGAACATGGTTTTAAAAGTATGCCAAAGAAACCGCAGAGTGAAATGGTTAAAGATTTGGGCAGTAAATTGAAGATGGATGAGCAAAAAAGCGAGAAAACCGAAGAAAAAGCCCAAATGACGAATATCACGATTACTTCACCAACCCAAGAGGGCGGGAAAGTGACAATTAAGGTCGACCAGCCTAAGCCAGAGCCAACCCCAACGATAATTCCTGAATTTCAGGGTGTAAACAAGCCTTTTCAGGCTCAAATTGCTGATTTATTGACCCAGGCTGGATTGGCTGACCAAGTAAACAACTTTATTAACCTTTCGGCGAGAGAATCTAGTCTAAATCCGAATATAGCACCAAATGTTAATCCATATACCCCTGCTGCGGGCCGATCGACTGCCGATTGGGGGCCATTTCAATTTAACGATTTCTACCAAGAGCCGCTAATGAATGAACTCGGCCTACAGTTCCAAGACCTGAATGATCCAGTTGCGGCAATAAATGCGATGATAGAACTTTATAGAAGACGAGGATATAAAGATCACCCCGCCACTGCCCCAGGGCTGGGATTATAAAATTTGACAGAATATTGTATTATTTAATTAGGACAACTCGAAAGGAGCCCTAAATGGCAAAAGATGATAAGGATGTTCCCTCCGAAGATGAGGGGCAGACATCAGAGCAACCGCCTGAGAGCGTCAGCTCAGAGACCGGTGAAGAAAAAACTGACGAAGCACCTTTAGAAGTTCCTGATAAGCTTCAGGGCAAATCGGTCGAGGAGCTAACTAAGGCTTATCAGAATTTAGAGAAAAAACTGGGCGAGCAGTCGGCCGAAGTAAAGGAAGCTCGGCAAATCAAGAAAGATAGCGAGATTTTACTCTCCTCTATCTATTCTGACCCGACTCGTTACAAGCAAGTAGTCGATTGGATGAAAGACTATTTGGGCGGTAAGACTGAAACCCCTAAAGGCGGCGAAGAGGCGAAGACTGGGTCGACGCCAGAGGCAACGCCTCAGGCTGATGACACTCGACGAGCCCTTCAAAACCAAATGTTAGTGGACTTTTACAGGAAGCACGGTCTGGACAAGTTACCAGATGATGAGCGGAAGAGTGAGCAAGGAAAACTTGCGACTGCTTTCGCCGACATCCTTGACCCAGGCGGAACAAAGCCCGTTCAACAACTGTTGAACAGCGTGCCTCTTGATCGGTTACCTAAGTTTTTGGAAGGAGCCTATGTTTTAGCCAACGTCGATAAGTTGGCAGGACAAGGCAAGGGTCTCCTCACGGCTGAGGAGAATCGTCAAGCCTCTATTGGATCCTTATCCGCTGCTTCTGGGACTGGGGGAGAATCCACTACCCTGACACCGGAAGAAAGAGCCGTAGCAAGCAGGATGGGGATATCTGCGGAGGATTATATTAAGGCCAAAAAGGACTTAGCAAAACCTCCTCAGAAGTAAGCTCTAGTCTGACCGCTAAGGAGGTGACAAGAAAATATGGCAGGTTTTGAGTATCGAGGACAACTGAATGGGTCTGAAAACCCTGTTACTCTTCATTGTACCATCAAAAACAGCGCTACTATTAAAGTGGGCGACATGGTTTACAATGATAGTGCAGGGATTACCAGAGCAGCGGCTGGGGCTACTAACCCAGTGCTGGGAGTCTGTGTCGGGATTGTGAATGACGATGGCATTGATTTAGATAATGCCAATCCAAGCAGCTATGATGGCGCTTGGACTTCGTCTACCCAAACTTACGTGGCGGCAAGCGACAACATGACCGATAAAAAGGTCAAGGCGATCGTTATCGCTGATCCGTTTGCGATTTGGTACAACGATGCTGACGGAGACTTTACCAATCCGGCTGACGAGTATCTACATTGTGACTTGGCTGACCACGATCAGGTTGATGAAAGCGAGACAACTGAGGATGATGGCCAGGTTTTCATTTTGAAACTCGACCCAGATGAGGACGGTGATGCCAGCAAATGTCTGGTAACAATCTCCGCTCCGCAGTTGTTTTCCTTTGAACGCGAAACACATTAGCCAATCAAATAAAACATGGCAAGCTATAGATCAAATTTCGGCGACTTACTAGAACCAGGATTCAAGAAAATCTTTGATGATGCCTATCAGGAAGAGCCTGAAGTGTATCCGCAGGTTTTCAATGTTGATTCTTCTTCTAAGCAAGATGAGAAGTATTCTGGCGTAACCGGCTTCGGCCTTTACCACCAGACTGATGAGGGTGCCCAAATCAATTATGATGATCCGGTGCAGATGTACGATGTGACTCTGACCCACGTCAAGTACACTAAGGGGTTCAAAATCTCTGAGGAACTTTACGAGGACGATCAATATAATGTGATGAAAGGCAAGCCAGCTCAGATGGGGCGTGCCGCTCGGCGAAGCGTGGAAACCATCACTTCCAACATCTTAAACAGAGCCTTTAACAGCTCCTACGCAGATGGTGGAGATGGTGAGGAACTTTGTTCCACTGACCACGATCGTTCCGATGGCGGTTCAGCTCAGTCCAACGCTGATTCCAACGGCATCACTTTAACTGATACCAACTTGGAAACAGGGATGTTGGCCGCTCGTCAGCAACTCGATGATCGGGGAATGATTATTCAGGTTAATCCTGATGTATTAGTTGTTCCTTTGAATCTTGAGAAAGAAGCGAGAATCTTAGTTGGTTCTAGCGGACGACCTGGAACTGCTGATAATGACATCAATGTTTATCAAGGCAAATTTAAGGTAGTTGCTTGGGAGTATATTACTGTCAACGACACCATTTGGTTCTTGATCGACAAGAGTCAGGCCAAACTGCTTTGGCTCTGGAGAGTAAAACCAGAGTTCAAGCAGGATGTTGCCTTCGATTCCGGAATGGCTCTGTTCAAGAGCAGATTCCGAGGCGTCGGTGGCTGGACTGATTGGCGAGGTGTCTGGGGCAGTTTAGGCGACGGCTCATCCTATTCAGGGTAAGCCGTTTAGCGGGTAAAGAATGAAAGTGTCTAACACTTTACCCACCAAGTCTTGACAGAATATGAAATTAGTTTTAAACTATGACAAATGACAAAATATAGGTCTTTCGCAGGCAGATTGAAAACAAGAACTTCTAATCCACCTGTTTCTACTAGTGGCGATGAGTTTTATCAATCTACTGATCGGTCATGGATGAGGTATGATGGCACTAATTGGCGTGGTGTTGACCTTACAACGACATCAACTAGTACTAGCACAACAACAACAACTTCGACCTCAACATCAAGTAGCACTACTACTACTACATCTACCAGCACAACGACAACATTAACCTCAACCAGCACCAGCACAACAACAACGACTAGTTCTAGCACATCAACAACAACGACATCAACCAGCACATCGGTGACGACGGTTAGCACGAGCACAACGACCACGACCAGTACAAGCACGAGCACATCAACGACAACTAGCACTAGTACAACGGTATAAGGTATAATGAAAATATGAGCAGTCTAAAAGAACAAGCAACACACGTAAGCAACCTGAAGGGCAAGATAGTTATGTTTGCCTCAAGGCCATCTGGCCCTGAAACCGGCGATGTTTATTTCAATACAACTAACAAAACCATTGAAAGATACACTGGTACTCAATGGGAAGGAATACTTTTAACAACAACCAGTACAAGCACGTCAACGACGACTAGTACATCAACATCAGCATAAAATGAGCTTAAAAACAAACGCCACCCATTTTCAAAACTACGAAGGCCGGATAGAGAGCAAAACAACTCCTCCAGGCGATCCGGAAACTGGGCAAATCTATTATGATAGCACTAGAAATATACTTAAACTAAGGTATGGGAGTGCCTGGTATGGCCGTCTTTTCTCGACGACAACCTCGACGAGCACAAGCACGACAACCACCTCAACTTCGACCTCGACGACCACAACAAGCACGTCGACTTCAACCTCGACGAGCACGTCGACGACAACGAGTACGAGCACCAGCACAACTATTTAATTATGAACTATAAACTAATCTATAATCCAAGAGAGTTTAACAACCAGCCGAACAAGGCTAAAATTTCGACTATTTACGGAGCTAGAGAAGGAAATGTTCCTACTGGCAAGCTGATTGAAAAGCCAGCCGTCTATTCAATCGCCCCGAATGAACTGAAGAAGTTTAGGTTGGATGTGGCTGACTACTTGCTAAGAAAGTATGGCTTCCTAGAAGAAGTCCAACCAAGAGATGTCGACAAAGTATTAGAGCGGATGAAAGAGAAGAAATTTAAGTGCCCGCTGTGTGATTTTAAAACTAACACGGAGATTGCCCTGAAGGGCCACATGAGAAGCCACAAGCTCTCGGAGGAAGCTCAAAAGATTTTAAATGAGATTCCTGAAGCCAAGCCGGAGGCTTTTGTTATCGGAGCAGAAAAGTCAGGGACAGGCAAAACCGAACTGGTTAGCCCAGACGAGGCCGAGGGTATGCCAAATACCAGCGGTGGTGTAGAGGCAAAAGACAGGGACAATGTCACTTGGTATGGCGAGGGCTTAGAACAAACCCGCCGAAAAGGCACACCAGGCCAGAAACCAACCAGAAGAAAAGGAGGCCAACTTTAAATGGTAGTCGAAAGATACGCCCGACCAATTTATATTTCTGTTACTAGCCAAGCGGCAACAAATACCGACGCAATCAAGCGTTCAACAAGGCTGGCCTTTTTATCAGCTAAACCGACCGAGGCCGATCTTCACGTAACTTTGAAAAATGCTAAAACCGGAGCGGTTGTTTGGAAAATAGAGGCTGATGATGGGGCTGGTTCACACTTTGAAAATTTCTCTCCACCCCTAATCTTTCCTGATGGAATCAATGTCCACACCGAAGGCGGTGGAACAGACAGCTGTGTTTGTTTGGGGGTAATCGAACCACTTTAAAAGTATTCCCGCCCCAGCTATGTTTTTTAACTCGCTGGGGTTATTTTATTGGCTAAATTTGACTGAAAGGGGTATAATTAGTTATAGGCCAATAACAACGACGAACACCACGGAGTTAGTCATTGGTCTTTTTTTATTTGGGGTGGCCGTCGTCATCGAAGCGGTCATAGAAAGGATCGCTATCTACCCAGCCCATTGAATCCATTTCGATGTCTCTTCGTCGGCTGTT